CACATATACATTACCCACAACGTGTAGATTGGCTTTGGGTTCTTTGGTGTTCACACCAACATGACTTGCCTCGGCGTCAACGTGAAGTGTATCCTCATCCACGGTAAGGTTCGAGCTCACATAGACATTACCCACAACATGAAGATTGGCATTGGGGTTCTTTGTGTTCACACCCACATGACTTGCCTCGGCATCTACATGAAGGGTCTCGGTATCCACCGTTAAGTTCGAAGACACATACACATTACCCACAACGTGGAGATTGGCTTTTGGAAACTTGGTCTCAATTCCTACGGAATTGGTCGTCGCATCAACATGGAAGGTATCATCATCCACGGTAAGGTTCGAGCTCACATAAACATTACCCACAACATGAAGATTGGCATCGGGGTTCTTTGTGTTCACACCGACATGGCTAGCTTCGGCGTCTACGTGAAGGGTTTCGATATCCACCGTTAAGTTCGAAGACACATACACATTACCCACAACATGAAGATTGGCATTTGGGTTCACAGTCCCGATTCCTACAGAATCATTCTCAGAATCCACATGGAAGGTGTCTGTGTCCACACTTAGATTTGAGCTCACATAAACATTACCCACAACATGCAGATTGGCTTTAGGATCGTTCGTCTCGATTCCGACAGTTTTTGTCACTGTGTCAACAAAGAGGGTATCGGTATCCACCGTGAGATCACCCGTGATATTTGTATTTCCAGTTACGACCAAAATATTCGAGCCAAATTCGTCGACATAGAGATTAGATCCCACATCGAGGGTGTGAATGGGACTCGTGTTTAAGATACCCACATTAGCCTCCGTGAGAACTCGCCCATACACATGGACATCTAGGCTCTCGGATGTGAGAGGTGTGATGGTATTGCTGTCTGCACTACTCTCCGTGTAAGCCATGACGAGCTCATCCGAACCTTCCCTAAATCCAACCGTCACATTTGAAGTTGGGCGGGTCATGATGAGACCGAGATCTAAGGTCGTATCATCAGATGTGTTGTTTTTACCGAGTTCAATGATGGCATCCCCAATCTTGAGATTTTCGGTGGTGATTGTAGTTACACCACCGTTGACGACAAGGTTTCCATCGATGGAAACACCACCAGTCATGACGAGGACATTTGAACCTGCATCATCGAAATAGACATTTGAACCAATACTGAGAGTGTGTTGAGGGTTTGTGTTTAGAATTCCAACATTGGAGACCGTTACGAATGATGCGTGTTCTACGTTGTTGAAATATACGGTACTAAAATTAATCACATTACCACGGATTGTCGCACCCTCGAGGGTTGTTTCGATAATATCAGTCGCCGCTTCACCAGATTCGGTAATCTCTTTTGTCACTTTGTTATACATTAAAAGTACGATCTGTGGGTCATCATAATTTGGTCTATTACGAACGGGTTGGAGATACACTGCGCCAGGTGTATTCGCTTGAATTGCGGTGTTACTCGCATTAAAAACGATCGTATTTTCCGCCTGGTCGTCGAGCGTGTTCTTACCAAACCTAATCTTGGTAGACCGCTCGATCGTCGGTATATTCTTGACCATTTATTATAACATCGTATTTTAATTTGCGTAGAGGAGACCCGCCATACCGTTTTCTATACGGAGTATATTGTAGTTGACCGCGTAGATGGGATCGTTGATAGGCATACTCTCACTCATGATCTTGACTGAATCCAAGCGACTGAAGTTGAGAGTGCCTGTAGGTTGGAGGGAACTCGTCGAGAGACAGAAACAATAGAGAAAGAAATCTGGGGAAGTCACGAAATTTGTATGATAATAGTTCATGACATCTATAAAATGGGGTTTACCCCATCTATAATTACTCACATCGAGGCCGTTGATATTAAGTTTGACTTTATTCGTGGGAGATGTGAGTGCACCATCGATCGTGGTGTCCGAAGATGCGAGATATTTCACTGGATGATTGAATGTGAGATCTTGGACGACTTCACCCGATGCGATGTTCTTTTGTACTTGAGTAATGAGAAGATCATGTTTTCTAGAGGCGATGTTACCACGTTCCTCGTTGTCTAGGTAGTAATAGTTTGCATAGCACTCTACGTTGTAGGTTGCAGCCGCACTCGCCCAGTGAATGCGTAATTCCACGTTGTGATAGTTGAGAGCAACGATGGGAAGGGCGCATTGAGGCCCTTCACAAAAGAAGAACCTCAGGGGATAAAAATAAGACCGAGCGCTCACACCCGGGTGAGTACCGTTAGAGCTTTTTGAAACATTTTGTGCGAATGTATCTATGGCTATTTTTTCAGTGAAGATAGAATCTTGTGAATCAACGATAGAACCACCTATGAGGAGTTCAACCTTGTCGATGATCGTGTCCCATCTCTGAATATCTAGAGCTTGGGTCGTATCATCTATGGTGAAATAGACATAGCCGAGAAGGTCGCCAGTTTTTTCGAATTGAACACTGGACATCGAATTGTTTTTCACTGCTCCATGGATTGTTTGTTTTTCGATGGACTGTGAAAAATTAGCATGTCTTTTGAATGTTGAACTAAAGAACGATATTTCAGGATTTCCAACGATGTATTCATCCTGGGCACCTATAGCGATCAATTGAACAATACCAGCAGACATGGTATACTACTGTAACGGGAGAAAATTACAAATTGGGCTTTCTACACACGAAACGGAGAACGAGAAAATTGTCTGCACTCGCATCGGGGTTCTTGATGGTGTTGCCATCTTGATCCCTGATGGTCACAGTGAGACGATCGAGGCGGCGAATGGGATCGATATATTGTGTGGCGATGTTGTAGTTGTCTTTGAAAGTGATGGTCGCACTTCCCTCGGTAAGGATACTCGCGAAAGAACCGCGAAGATTGCTCATGGAAGCTTGTCCCTCATACGCATTCGCAGCTCGATCATTGAAGATGGTATCCAGTTCCTTGATGGATACGTAGCAGTGTTCGGTGGAAACGTTCGAGTTGATGCGAGCGGCGAGAAGTCTAGCCTGAACAATATTTTTGAGAGGCTGCTGAAGATAGCTCGTGAAGGTATTCGCGCTATCTTGTCCAATTGTATCGATCGTCACAGTGTGGTACTCATAGTTGAGATCTGGAATAGTCTCAGTGGGCGAAGTGATGAGAGCCATTTATAGTTAGCTTAGATTAAAGATCCGCCAATTCCATCCGCAATCTCATAGCCCGCCAGATCCGCGACAAGCTTTTGGGCACCACAGAGACCACCTGGAGTGAGGGACTTGGTGTAAGCGCTACCCTCCTCACGACCAGGGGTGCACTCGATCTTGTTCTCCAGGTCGAAGATGGAACCCTCGCGAATGGGGGTGATCTTGATTGGCCTGGGCTGATAGGTCTCACGAGTAGCCATGAGGATGAAAATAATGAGCATCAACACACCGATGGAGGTGAGGGCGTTGCGGTTAGCCTTGTTAAGGTTGAACATTTACTATGTACACATATAATTTTTCTAAAGCGCGTTAAAGATATTTTATTAGTTTCCAATTAGAGAGTAGATGGACGAAGAGATCGTACTCGACCGTGGTAATACCACCGTGATGAAATTAGACGCCGACGAACAGGCCTTGATGGATGAGATTGAGATTTCGGTTCCTCGTCCCAGGCCTGTCCCCCGCCCCAGTCAACCTATGCGTCGCCCACCGCCTCAGCAGCACCAAGAGGCGATGGATGCCTTCGTGAACCCCAACAAACAGTCTGCACCTCAGCAGCCTCCTCAAGATGAGGAGATCGACTACGGTGAGGATGAACCCACATTTTATGATGACGACGAGCCTATGGGTCCAGGTCCTCAGGAAGAGCAGCCTTCGAAGGGGTACACCTCCATAGACGAGGAGAAGGCGGACCTGATTAACAAACTTGGACGCCTGGAAAAGAAGGGGTTCGCAGTTAACAAGAGACTGAATGCGTATTCCAATATAGAAGAACTCAGGTCAGAGGTGAAACGTATCACCTACAGCATAGACGTAGAACAGTCCATTCGC